TCCCAGATAAACATATCTTACTCCTTTTAATGTCACAATCAATCAACTTTATACGATAATGAATGAATGTCGGTTAATATTTTAGGTAGTAACTCAATCGCGCTAAACGTATCCGTCCCATAAATATCTAACTCTAATTTCACTGTTGTTGAGTCTGCTGAGTCAATTTCGCTTGATCCTGAAAATTCTACGTTAGTTATCCCAATTCTTGCTGTATCCATTTTCAATCCTTTCTAAGCATAAGAAAAGCACTTAGATTTCTCTAGGTGCTTATTTATCTAATCGGTAAGCCTTTTGCGTAAGCTTCTTTAGCCTCCGCAAGTGTCATTTTATTAGGACCGCCATCGATATTTATAATACCTGTATTTTGCCAATGGCAGACATCACAGATATCATAGTCCATAACTTCGGTCCCACAAACAGGGCAATGAAGCCATAAATATCCATCAATTTCCCAAGTCTTTTGCGATTTCTCCATCGTAATACTCCCTTCCTAAGTCTGGTTTAAACATTGTATTTATTTTATGTACTTTAGGATTCCCCAAAACATAGATATTGTTATCGATATCATAGCGTACTCGTCTAAGTTCCGTCTGATAACCTAATATCTTGTCCGAGGTCGGTTTTGATAACAAATCAGATGCCATTTTTTGATATTCTTCAATGGTTATATCGCCGAACTCTTTCCTATGACCTTTGAAATGTCCATTTAAAGATTTCTCAGTAGGAAACTTGGACTTTGTCCATCTGATACGGTCTTTTAGTTCCTTGTATCCCTCAACGTTATTATACTTCAAATCATAGAAGCCTGCAAATGTTTTGGGCATATTTTGAGAGCCTAAAACCTGCCTATAAGCTATGAACTGCTCCTTAGTTCTACGGACTCGGTCCTTTTCCAATCGTTCAGCTTGTAGCTTGTCTTTGATGGCAGTCTGGCCATATTTATCAAGCTGTTGCTTTCGCCATTCCTTGAAGGTCTGACCGCTCTCTACCTCATAGCCTTTCCCTGTTTCAATGTCCCTTGCATAACGTTTTCCACCTTTTTCTAAGGCAGGAACCGTTGTGCAACGACAGTGAGGGTGCATGGTCGGGTAATTTACGCCTTTCTCTGCGTCCTTGACAAGAAATACCTTACCGTCTAACTCGCCACAAATAGGGCATGTGTGAACCTCTAAGGTCGCTAGATACCTGTACTTCTTGATATTGTCGTCTTGGTATTCATCCAGCGTTGCTTGAGCCTGAATACCGTTTGTTTCCGTCTGTAGAACGGTCACTGCACGATTACGAGCACGGTCGAACTCAATTGCTAGAAGCTTACTGGACTGGTCTATCGGATAGCCTCGGTTTAAATCGTTAGTTACAAGCGATTCTACTCTACTGACCAGTTCATCCATATTGCTACCCCAAACACGTTCAGAGAACTGCTTGCCTTTGAAGTTTTCCTTGATTGCCTTTTGAAGATACTCTTCTTCTAGTCGCTCAGGCTTGAAATTCGGTTCTCTTTTGGTCTGTTTATGGTAGTTGTAAGCACGATTTAAGTAAGTTTCTTGGTAAGTTTGCTTGAGATGTGTTTCTATTCGCTTGTTGATTTTGCCAGTCATTTCAGCGATATCCATCTCAACGCCAGCAAACAAGGCATCTGCATTTGTTTTGACCTTTATTGACCTTGACCACTCTGTTAAATCAGGGTGTTTCTTAACAAAACCAGCAATCTCTTGCTTGGTTTTTAATTGGTCAGTCTTAGTCAGGGATAACAAATAAAACGGTAATAAGTCACTACGATTTTTAGATACCCTCTCAAACGCCTCTAAACGCCCTGTAATGCGTTTTAGTGTTCTGCGGTATAAATTATCGATGTAGTCTATTATCTCGCTGAGGTCGTCAATCTGAGCCAGCTCATATAGCAATCTGTCTTTCTCTTCTCGGTTGAGGTCGTCAAGAGATTCTATAAAGGCTATTTTCTCTTCTTTATTCAGCTTCCGACTCATGCTCTAACTCTTCCATATCGTAGGCTTTTTCAGGGCGTTCCTCTTGTTCAGCTTTCTGCAAGCGTAGTTCATCCTGCCAATCTTCTACAATTGGATTCGATTTAGCTACATTCTCTCTTGATGTGATAGTTGCGAGAGTAGAAACCACTTGAGCCATTTCTGTATCGTTATTGATTGAGTTCCGTGTCCATGTTTGCTTGATTTTGAATTTGTCAGACAACCCTAGATGTTTCAAGATCATCTTGACAAGTGTGGCATATCCACTTCTGAACTGAGTTTCCATGTTCCCAACTTTTAACTCTAACAGCGAGTATAGAAACTTCAAAGCAACACCAGAACTGTTCCCCAGCTTATCTGTTTCAGGGTTAACCCCTTGGCCACTAATAAAAATTTGTTTCTTAGTTCGCTCTAAAATCAGATTTCTTGCTTCGGTTGGGATGTCAATCGCAATAGTTGTAACTCCTGACTGGTCTCCCATACCGTCGTTGTCCATCTTAATCATCTTGTAGCGTTTCAAATCTTCTAGAAACTCTTGCTTGTCCTGCCCACCGTAATTTGTAAGGACAAAGATAACCTCTTGAACATCGTCTGTATCATTGACAAACCCACTAAATACCTTATCGTAAACATCGACCAGGTCTTTGATTGGTTTCAAGTCATTAGTTTCTATTTCGTTATTCTTGAATGGAATAAAAGGAACAAGGCCAAAATCATGCTTGAAACTATTATCGCTTGAGCGGTCGCCATTCATAGTATCAATCAAAGAGATTGCTTGGAATGACTCCAATTCTTCCAGCGGCTTATTTTCTTCATGACGATAAAAACAACACTCTTTATCATTCCAGTATTCGTAAACAGTGTAATTTTTACCATCTGTTTCATCAATGCTAGAATAAACTCGCAGTACACCAATCAACTTCTTGTCTAAGGACTTTGAATAGATTGGTATCACTTCTTTTGAGTCAACGCAAGCATATCTAAACGAGTTATCACTAGAGTCTTTCCAAACGTGAAGCCAAGCAATGCCAGCGTTTCCTGCATTCACACAAAGCTGCTTGCTGATACGTTCATAATCGTCTCCTAAGACCTCCACGATCATATCATTTACCTTTTTATCGTCCACATCGAATGTCGGTGGATAGGTCAACGCATAAGCCTTTTTCTGGTCAAGCAATAACTGATGCCAGTTGTGACTAATACGGTTATCAGCATTACGAAAGGCGTTATCTTCTGCTTTCGCTTCGTTCTCAGCGCCTTTTTTATCTGCAGGCTTACGCTTCCGTTTAATATCATTCTCGTTGCGATAGTATTTCTCAGCTTCAGCTGCTTGTGAGACAAACTTTCCGTAATTAACCATCTGCGACGAGATTATCTTTTTGATTACTTCTATTTCCAAACAGTCATACCTCCTGACTTGAATAATACTGTGTAGCAGAAATAACGCAAGGCATCCATAGCATGGTCAAATTGCTTGATAGGTTTGTCCTCGCCATTCGCAGAGGCTTTCTCGTCCCAGACATAAGCGTGGAACTCCTTCAGCGTATTCACGCAACTCTCATGTACTGCTATTTTCTCTTGACCTAGCATAGAACCAACAAAACGAATGCCTTCAAGGACGTTATTTCTAGCTTTTTTTGATTTTATATCCTCGCTTCTTCAATTCAGCTATGAATGAAGCAGCAGACGGGTCAATAATAATACGTTCGATGTTCGTATCTCCTAGCCAGGCAGTTAGATCATCAGCGTACTCAGCATTGGTCTTCTGTACGTTCTCGTCACGACCTGAGTAATAATATTCTCTTGTCAAGTAATACTTGCCATTGATGTCTTTTTCCCACAAAAGAAAAACGGTCGCATTTTGCGTACCGTAATCGACTGAAACATATTTTCCTAGCTTACTCATTTCTGGCAAGGTTGATACAACATGCTTATCCTTACTGAACATATCGTAGACAATACCTTCTGCCACCGTCCAAAGACCTTGGATGTAGCGCTGATAGAAAACACCTTGATATTGACTTCTATAACGCTTCTTGATGTTCTCTGAAAGAGAAAGGTTGTCGTCCATATCAAAATGCAGATAAAGCATATTCTTTGTTTCTGCTTTGTCTATCCAGTTGACTTTAAACCAATGATAAGGCCCGTCTGGGTTGCAGTTGAACCACCACTTAGAACCTGTCACAGAGCACCGCCCTGTGCCCTGGTTAACAAAGGACTCAGGCATAAGCGCCACTTCATCGAAAAAGATACCTGCCAGCGTTAAACCTTGAATAAGATCCTGTGAACTCTCGTCCTTACCGCCAAAGATATAAAAATCATTCGACACGTCACCTTTTGTGATTTCTATCAAGTTATCCGTCCGATGATAGACGTAGCTAAAACCTCTTGACTGTATCATAACCAACAACAGTTTTAGGACGTTACGATTGAAAGAGCCAATTGTCTTCCCACACATCGCAAAGTTCTGATGGTTGAATGATGTCATCGCCCAGATGACAAAAGCTAGGCTCATAGAGACAGTCTTGCCAGAACGGATAGCACCATCAGCAATAATGCCTTCTGATTCATGGACTGGAGAGTTCCAAAGCCACCAAGTTAGCACCTTCTTCTGCTTTTTGCTAAAAGGTTGAAATTTGAATGTATTGGTTTGCATTCTTAATCTAGCCAAGTTTCTTCAACCACCCCTTCTAGAGATTTAATAAAGCCATCGTCTTTAACGTCAACTTCTGATGTTCCTATCTGTTTTCTAAGCTTCTCGTTTCCTAGCTTGAGCGCTTCAATGCGTTCTTTTTGCTCTTTCTTATCAAGCGAATCTTTCGCATCTGTTGTAGTTAACTTGCTGATTTGTTCAAATGCTCTAACGTTTCCTTTCATGGCTTTCTGCATCATAACCATTGCTAACGCCATTTCGTTAGTTGTGTCAAAACCCATATCTTCAAGTTGCTTCTTAACACTTGGACTTGCTACATCTGCTTGCAGAATCGTTTCAAAAGCCTTTTTTAAGTTTGCTTTTTTTCTTCTAGCTTTACCAGAGGCCACTCCTGCTTTTTTTGCATTTTCTCGGCGTTCGCTCGGAGTTCGTTCTGAATTTTTTATCAAATTTTGCTCATTAGCCATCGCCTCACTTCCTTATCAAAAAAATAAATTTAACTTACTTTTTCAGCGGTAAGTCCTGTCTCTCCTTCCCAACGTTTAATCGTCCGCTCTACATACACAGGGTCTAGTTCCATTGCATAGCAAACTCTTTCAGAACGTTCACACACCATTAATGTAGAACCTCCGCCGTTAAAGCTATCTAGTATCTTGTCGCCTTTTTTACTGGAGTTCAAAACACATCTAGCAATCAACTTCAAAGGCTTCATCGTCGGATGGATATCGTTTCTAACAGGTTTATCCTCGTAAAAGACAGTCGTCGGAGATGTATCCTGCATGGTCTTGATGTAAGAAATCAATTCGCTTTTTGTCATTTCTTTTAGATTTTCTTCATCTTCTTCAATGACAGTAGCTAGTGAGCGATTGTCCACAAAATAGTGACTCGCTCCGTCTTTCCAACCGTATAGGCAGGGTTCATGCTTCCATTGATAGTCCTGACGACCTAACACAATAGCATTCTTGACCCAGATAATGGACTGTTTCAGTAGCCAACCTGTCTCTTTTACTGCAGCTCTAAAATTTAAACCTTCCGAATCTGCATGCCAGATATAGAACGCTCCCCCTGGTTTTAAGTGGTTGTTTGCAACCACAAATGCATCTCTTAGGAATTGTCTGAAACTAACATCATCCATGCTATCGTTCATGATTGTCATAGCTTCATCAGTTCCTCCTTGATAGGCCACGTTATATGGTGGGTCTGTAACATATAAATCTATCACCGCACCATCAATTAACCGTGCCATATCTTCAGCAGATGTGCTATCGCCACACATCAAACGGTGTCGTCCTAGCTGAAAAATATCTCCATATTCTACTTTCGGCTTCTCTTCGGAATCGATATCGACTTCTTCTCCCGTCTCTTTTTCATCTTCTTCAAAATCATCTAAAGAAAAGTCAATATCTTCGAACCCAAAAAGCGTCATATCAAAACCGTCAAGCTCATCTAATTCGCCATAAAGTAACTCAACGTTCCATTCGGCAAGCTCTCCTGTCTTATTATCAGCAAGCCTAAACGCCTTGATCTGTTCTTCTGTTAAATCATCTGCAATAAGAACTGGTACAGTTTTTAACTTTAAAAACTTCGCTGCCTTAAACCTTGTATGTCCGTTTACGATTTCTCCGTCAATCGTTGCGACAATCGGAACCTTAAAACCGAATTCATTTATAGAATTGGCCACTGCTTCAACTGCTTGTTCATTGTTCCTCGGGTTATTTTCGTAAGGTCTTAGCCATTCAATCGGCTTATCAACAATCTTCACTGTTTCCCTCCTCAAGAAACCAAAAAACACACATCCAGAAGATATGCGTTTCTCGGGTTATATAGTCCTTTAGACTCTGCTTTTTACAGCCAATTCTGTAAAAATTGGAACGACAGGGCTCGAACCTGCCTACGTTTCAGACCCTTTATAGTCATATCGCTCCACCAACTGAGCTACGTTCCAACTGCTAGGCGACTACTACCTTGCGTGTTAATTAGAAATCAATTTTCTGATTTATTTTTTGTAGTCTTTAACAACCTCTGAGGGAATCAAACCCTCTAGCTTATAACTTACCTAGGATATAAGTAGCTACGCAACCATGCGAGGTTCGGTCGCTCCTGCAACCATTTTTAAGTTAATGAGTGATATATGAATGCTAAGCCTACTGCCTACCACATTTTGGGACACAAACACTCAAAGGAGAGTGTGGGATTTGAACCCACGGACCGCACATAGGCGACCACCCGTCTAGCAAACGGGCGCATTCAACCTGACTCTGCCAACTCTCCATGTCAGGGAAGGCTTACTGCCTTACCCTTAATTCTTGATGATACTATAATAGCACGATTGTTAGACCAGTGCGCTTCAAACTAGTTCACATTAGTTCGCTTTTATCAACTACAGCACCCAATTCACGGATTGCATCTTTCTTCTTTTTGTAAAAAGTAGTCTTGCTGCATTGTAAGAATTCAATCATATCATACACGCTTGCTTTCTGAATATAAACCATCCTTAAAATTGTTCGACTTGAAGGCTTAGGTATTTTATCAATCAATTTACTGAGCTCAATTCTGCGCTGGATAGCTTCAGCAGTTGCTTGCTTCATGTACTCTTTCAAGGAATCTTGCATGCTAAAAATATCGATGTAACGTTCATCTAATCGAACATTCTGACCACCTTGAACCTTATCCATGCTCATTTTAGGGCTAGAAAGCAAACTAGCTTCAAGATTAGCAAGCTCGTCTATTCGATTCTGTATCTCTTCATCCAAATTCTGTAGTTCATCAAGTAACTCTTTAGCCTTGTTCACTCTCTATCTCCTTTGTGATATAATAATATTATTGAGATTATAGCTGAGGCAGAGAGTGCCTTGGCTTTTTTTATTTTAGAGGTTACTGAGTATTTTGAGAGTTTCCTCATAACTAAGATCTACTTCGACCTTTTCCTCATCGTATGTTCCTAAAAAATTTGGAATTCTGAAACGAATGATTGTACAGTCGTCAAAATATTTAGTAATCGTGTAAACATGT